AGGCCCACCAGATCGCCCTCGCGGCCGGCTGGGTCACCATCGAAGAAGTCCGAGCATTGGAAGGACTCCCAACATGAGCAACGACATCATCATCCGAGCCCTGGCGGCCGACACCCTCGAGGTGCGAGAGTCCCCCGAGGGGCGACGCATCTGCGGCATCGCCGCACCGTTCGGATCTGACTACGACGCCGGCGACTACGTCGAACGCTTCGCCCAGGGGGCGTTCACGAAGTCCATTGTCGAGCGCGGCGACAAGATTCCGCTCCTCGAGGCACACCGCCAGGACGCCATGCCGCTCGGCCGGGCCACAACCCTCGAGGAACGATCCGACGGCCTGTATGCCGAGTTCCTCGTCAGTCGAACGGGGCGAGGCGACGAAGCCCTGCAACTCGCCCGCGACGGTGTCATGCACTCGTTCAGCGTCGGGTTCGTACCGGTGCGCGACCACCGCCGCAAGACAGCCGACGGCCGCCCCCTCGTCGAACGCCAGGAGGTGAAGCTGCACCACGTCGGCCTCATCTCAGAGGTTCCCGCCTACGGCGACGCCCGGGTCCTCGCCGTGCGCGACTTCGACCCCGACGACGAACAAGCCGCACCGCTGCTGTCTGTCTGGCGAGCCCGCCTGCTCTAATCAACCAACTGTCACGCCCTGTGGCTAATACTTGAAGGTACTGCGCCGAACCATGCGCCGCCGGTCGTGCCGGCACCCGTGGGACACCCAGATACCAACCCACCTACACGACCGGAGAAACACATGGACCTCCTCGACCAGCTCGTCGAGAAGCGTGCCGAGATTGCCGACACAATGTCGGGAATCTGCGACACCGCAGCCGACGAAGCCCGAGACCTGACCACCACCGAGGACGAGAACCTCAAGGCGCTCCGCGAGGATGCCGAGAAGCTCGACACCAGGTGCGCCGAGCTGCGAGACATCCAGCTCCGCAACGCCGAAGCCGCGAAGCTGCGCGCCGAGGTGACATCGACCCCCGAGGAAGCCGACAAGGCAACCGAAGTCCGGGTCAAGGACGAGCCGCTCACCTACTCGACGCACGGCAGTCATTCGTTCCTGCGGGACGTCTACCTGTCCCAGCACCGCCAGGACCCCTCCGCAGGGGCCCGCATCTCCCGCCACTCAGCCGAGATGGAGGTCGAGCACCGCGACGTCGGCACCGGAGCGTTCGCCGGGCTTGTGGTACCCCAGTACCTCACCGACGAGGCCGCTGCGCTCGTCAGGGCCGGCCGGGTCACAGCAAACCTGTGCAACCGGTTGCCCATCGGATCTGATGGGATGACCATGAATATCAGCAGGGTTACCACCGGGTCCGCGACAGCGGTCCAGGCAACGGAAAACTCTGCCGTCCAGGAAACCAACATGGACGACACGCTGCTCACGGTGAACGTGCGGACGATTGCCGGCCAGCAGGACGTGTCCCGCCAGGCCGTCGAGCGTGGCACAGGCGTCGACTCGTTGATTATGAACGACCTGGCAGCCGCATACGCCGCCAACCTGGACACCCAGGTGCTCAACGGGTCCGGGTCATCCGGGCAGCACCTCGGCATCCTCAACACGACAGGCATCGGGTCACAGACCTACACGGCCGCCACAGCGACCATCGCCGGCCTCTGGCCGAAGCTGATCGCCACCATCGGCGACATCGGTGCCAACCGTTACCTGCCATGCGACGCGCTGATCTTCGCCCCACGCAGGTGGAGTTGGATCATCGCCCAGCTGGACGGCAACTCGAGGCCGCTGGTGCTCCCGGCAGCGTCGGGCCCGACCAACGCAATGGGTGTCGGCGATGCAGCCGGCGTCGAAGCGGTCGGCCAGATCGCCGGCGTGCCCTGTTTCGTCGACGGCAACATGCCCGTCTCGCTGGGCTCGGGCACCGACGAGGACGCCATCATCGCAGTCCGCAGGGCCGATCAGCTGCTGTGGGAGCAGGGCAACGGCTCCCCGGCGTTGCTCCGCATGGAGCAGACCGCAGGCGGCAACCTCACCGTGAAGATGGTCGTGTACGCGTACACGGCGTTCACCGCAGGGCGCTACCCGACAGCGGTCAGCGTCCTTAGCGGCACCGGCCTCAACGACACCCTGTAGGCCCCTCCAGAGCTCCCCGCCGGCCCCCCCGGTAGGAGCACCCCGGCCAGTCCAGGAATCACCTCCTGGGCTGGCCGGGCCCACACCCGTAAAGGAGAACGCTGATGGCGCAAGACGACCAGGCGAGGCGAGAAGGCAAAGCGAAAGCCGCCCAGGCAGACGCCGATGGCCGCAACGTCCCCAAGCCCGCGAAGAAGGCGAAGGCGAAGAAGTAGCTCGTGGGCGACTATGTGGCTCTGAGCGAGCTCAAGACGGCGCTCGGCATCTCCGGGTCGGCCGACGACGACTTCCTGAACCTCGCGATCGACGCGGCCGAGAAGTCGATAAACGACCTCTGTGGGCGCAAGTTCACCGCCGACGGCTCGGCCTCGGCTCGCACATACCGGGCTCAGCCGTACCTCGCCGTTACCGACGACATCTCGACGCTGACCGGCCTCATCGTCAAGACGGACACGTCGGCCGACGGCACATTCGACACGACATGGGCGTCGACCGACTACCAGGTCGAACCGCTCAACAACATCACGAAGGGGCGCAGCGTCAACAACCTGCGGGCCATCGGGTCCTACACGTTCCCCGTGTACGGCGACGGCCAGGTGAGCGTCGAGGTGACAGCCAAGTGGGGGTGGCCGGCTGTACCGGACCCCGTGAAGCAGTCGACGCTGATGCTCTCCTCGAGGCTGTATGGCCGCAAGGCGTCCCCTATGGGCGTCATCGGCGTCGGGGACTTCGGCCCGGTTCGCATCTCGCGCTCCGACCCCGACGTTGCATTCCTGCTCATGGACTACAAGCGGGCTGGGTTGGCCTGACGATGGCCGACTACTCGGCGATCCGCGACGGAATCAAGACCCGCCTGGCGACGTCGTCGACGTTCATCCAGGTGGCCGACACCGCCCCGGACACGATCAGCCCGCCGTGTGCCATCGTCCTACCCGGCTCCCCGGTCGTCGAATACCACCAGGCGTTCGGCAACGGCCTCGAGCGCTACGTGTTCACCATCCTGGTGCTCATGCAGCGCTTCGACGTGGCCGCCCAGCAGGACCTCGTCGACAGCCTCATGTCGGGTGCCGGCTCGGTGCGGGCCCTCATCGAGGGCGACCTGACCCTCGGCGGCAACGCACAAACCTGCCAGGTCATGTCGGCGACCTCGTACGGGGCCGTCGACTTCAACGAAACCACCTACCTCGGGTGCGAGTGGACAACGGAGGTCTACGCATGACCAAGAAGAAGAACGACTACACGGTCGTGGGAAACCACGCCGTCCTGGGGCACGACCCCGGCACAACCTTCTCGTCGGACATAACCGACGAGCAGGCCCAGCAGCTCATCGACGGCGGCCACCTGGCAGCCGGCAAAGGCCCCAAGGAGGCATAAAAAATGGCAGAGTTCATCGGAGGTGCTGGCGCAGCAGTCACTGTGAATAGCGTCGACCTCTCAGACCACATCACCCAGGCGTCGCTGGAAATCAACTACGACGACGTCGAAACCACCAGTCTCGGAGATTCGACGCGGACACGCATCGCCGGCCTCGGCGACGCAACCGTCAACATCAGCTTCAACCAGGACTACGCGGCCTCAGAGGTCGACGCCACGCTGAACGGCATCGTCGGGACTGCCGTTGCCTTCGAGTTCACGCCCGAAGCCGGATCAGTGTCAGCCACCAACCCGAAGTATTCCGGCTCATGCCTGATCACCAGCTACACGCCGATCTCGGCCGAGGTCGGATCACTCGCGACACTGTCTGTGTCGTGGCCGGTAACGGGAGCCATCACCAGGGCTACGACCTAACCAGGAAGGGGGGCCAACGATGCCCAAGGGAATGAAAGTCGACTTCGCCATCACGCACGACGGCGAAGCCCGAACCGTGACAGCAGGACCCGTGTCCATAGTCGCCTTCGAGCGCAAGTGGGGCGTCGGGTTTATTGCCATGATCAGCCAGCCCCACGTCGAGTACCTGGCATGGCTGGCCCACGATGCGCTCCACAAGCAGGCCCTGGCCGGCAACGGCCCGGCGATCAAGCCGTTCGACGAGTGGCTTGCGGGCCTCGACGACATTCGTGTCGTCAACGAGGGCGACGAGCCGGTCCCTTTGGATGGGACTCCCTGACCGTCCAGGTCGCCGCGTTAGCGGTGCGGACAGGGATCTCGCCCAGGGAGCTGTACGAGCTCGACCACACGATGCTCGACGCGATGTGGCGGGTCCTGTCCTGGCAGGTCGACGAGCAGAAGAAAGCAGCAGACCAGGCGAAGTCGAGGAGGCGCAGGTGACAGTCAAACCGCTAAAGACATCCAAGAAGCTCGCCGGCGACGTCGAAATCTTCGGCCTCCAGGAGATGCAGCGGGCCCTACGCAAGGCACCACCGGAGACCAGGAAGCGCGTCAACGCCGGTTCCAAGGAGGTCGCCGAGCATGTCGTCAAGTTGATGAAGGTTCGCGCCCGCACCGTTCCGCACGCCCGCCAGTACGAGCTCGTCGTGCCGTCGCTGCGGGCCATCGCCGGCCGCACCCCCCGCATGCGTATAGGTGGGACACGCAAGGCCCGCGTGTCGCGCAAGCCACGCCCCTCTGTCGGCGAGTTCATCCACGGCGTCGAGTTCGGCGGCGGCAAGCAACGCTGGACGGAAAACGGCGGTTCGACGATGCAGTTCCCGCCCCACCTGGGCCGCAAGGGTTACGTCATCTTCCCGACGATTGTCGCCTCACATGAGTTCATCAAGAAGGAATACTCCCGCCAAATCTCGAAAGTGCTGAGGACACTCTGATGGCATCACCGGTTCGTACCCTCACAGTCAACTTCGTCGGCAAGACGAAGGACCTCGACCGGGCGTTCAAGCGCGTGTCCAAGGGCTCGAGCCTCATGTCGGACAGGATGGCGCGGGCAGCGTCGATAGGCATGGGGGCGTTCGCAGGCATCGGCGTCGCTGTGGCCGGCGCTACAGCGGTGCTCAAGCCGATGATCGAAGCCGCTGCCGACGTCGACGAGTCCCTATCCAAGAACCGCGTCCTCTTTGGCGACGCCGCCGCAGCTGCGGAACGGTTCGCGGAGAGCTCTGCATCAGCGTTCGGCATATCACGCCGCGAGGCCCTCGAGTCGGTCGGCGTGTTCGGGTCGCTGGCGCACGCGATGGGGATGCCCCAGGCCGAGGGCGTCGACCTGTCGGTCACGATGACGAAGCTCGCCGCCGACATGGCGAGCTTCAACAACGCTTCAATCGAGGAAACCCTGACCGCCCTCCAAGCCGGCCTCCGGGGCGAAGCCGAACCGCTGCGCCGCTTCGGCGTGCTCCTCGACGCTGCAACGCTCAAGACGAAAGCCCTCGGAATGGGTCTCGTCGACACCGACAAGAAGGCCCTCACGCCGCAGGTGAAGGCGATGGCCGCCTACGAAGTCATCCTGGAACAGACGTCGATCCAGCAGGGTGACTTCTCAAGGACATCTGACGGCCTCGCCAACCAGCAGAAACTCCTAGCCGCCGCCTTCGACGATGTCAGCGTCGAAATCGGTGAGAAGCTACTGCCGGCGTTTACTTCCGCGGTCACATTCCTCAACGAGGAGTTCGTCCCCGCGTTCGAGGACGCCCTGGACGACCCGTCGGTATACAACATCTCCAAGGGGTTCGGTGCGGTGCTGCACTCCGGGATCAAGGCCGGCTGGGTCGAGGGCGAAGCCGACAGCCCGATGATGGTCAACATCATGGAACTCCTGACCATCGGCCCCGAGGACATCCGCAACCTGGTCGACATGGGCTGGGATGTCTACACCGGCATGAAGGCCGGCTTCGATGGAGCAGCAGACTTCGACCCCGTGAACTTCGTCGACCCGGCCGTCATGGCCGAAGCCGGCGTGAAGATCGACAACATGTTCGCCGAGATAGCCGAGAACTTCGGTGTCGACATCTCCGACGTCATCAACCGTGGCGCAAGCGGGGCGACACTCCCTGATGCAGCTGGGACAGCTGCGTCCGACGCCGCCGTCGTAGCCGACGCAATCGCCGAGGCCGCGGGCCTCATCACCAACCCCGAAGTGTCCAACATCCTGGGTGGCACCCCGGCCACCTCGCCGGGCCCCGGCTCCCAGGAGGACGCTATGGACGCATTCCGCGGCGACGAGCTCCCAGACCTACCACCCGGACCAAGTAAGGGCGGCTTTTCCGGCGGCAGCACCGGCGGCAGGAGGCGCACACCGGAGGGCCCGAGGGGACCCAGCGGCGACTTCCTCGCCCCCGTTGCCGGTTTCCTCGCATCCGGTGGACCACCAGACACCCAGATCACGATTATCGCCCCAGCTGTCACCGGGCAGGAGGTGTGGGACGCAATGGGCGAAGCAGTCAAGGCGAACGGCCCGATGCCTCCACACTGGCAACAAAACGCGAGCTGACATGGCGACAGCAACGCACACCGTCGAAATCTTCCTCGACGGGTCCCGCCGTACTGTCACCTCCGACGTCCGAGCCGTTCACATCTCCTACGGCCGCATGAGGGTCACAGACTCGTTTCGGGCCGGCACCTGCCGCATCAGCCTCAACAACCAGGACAACGCCTACGGGCCCCTGGCAGGCGGCACATACGGCGACGCCCAGTGGTTGAACGCCGAGGTGCGGGTCATGACATCGATCAACTCCCCAGGTGTAATGACCACCCTGTTCCGGGGACGCATCGAGGACGTCGACACCCTCTACCCGAACTCGAGGGATTCGACGGTCATCGTCAAGTGCCTCGACGGCCTGTCGCTCCTGGCACGAAGCGAACTAACCGACGTGACGTTCTCCCAGGAGGTCGGCTCGGTTCGCTTCTCGGCGGTGCTCGACGACTCCCAGGTCGCCTACCCGGCGCAACCCGGCTCCCCGACGACGGCAGACCCGACGACGCGAGACATCGACGCCTCGTCGATCACGATGCAGGCCGCAACCGTCGCACAGCTCAACACGACGACGTACACCGAACGCCTCTCACAGTCCGAGGACGGCGCAATCTTCGTCCGACACGGCATGGCAGGCGGCGGCACCGTCACCGCCGGCGACCGCGGCGACATCCTCACCTACAAGAAGCGCTACGCCGACTCGGCGGTCACCGGGCTGACGTTCGGGGCCGGCGACGGAACCGCCGCAGCCGAGCCGGCGTTCACCAACATCACGACAATGTTCGGCACCGAGCTCCTCTACACGCGAGGCGTCTACCAGCGCACCGGCGGCACCGACCAGATATTCGACGAGAACGTGATCGGCCAACCCGCCTACGGCATCCGAACCCTGGTGCGCCGCAACCTGCTCAACGACTCCGACGACGATGTGCTCACAGCCTGCAGGAACTTCATCGCCCTGCACTCCACGCCTGCTCTCAGGGTGTCGAGTTTGGAGTGCAAGCCGTTGGCGCTCACCGACGCCCAGGCCGAGAAGGTCGCCAAGCTGACGATCTTCGACGGCATCCGCGCCCAGTTCCAACCCATCGGAGCCGGCGCAGCCATGAGCCAGGTGCTGCGCGTCGAATCGGTCACCCACGACATCACGCCGAAGGACTGGACTATGCGCCTGGGCACGTCCGGCAGCGGCGACACCGTGTTCTTGATCCTCGACTCGGCCGACTTCGGCATCCTCAACACAAACAAGCTCGCACCGTAAGGAGACCCTCATGCCGGCACCAGCTGGTTACAAGACATTCGTGGCCGGAGCGGTGCTCAGCGCCACCTCCGACGTTCAGGTGTACCTCATGGACCAGGTCGTCACCGTCTGGAACGACGCCTCGGCCCGCACGTCCGGCCACGGCTCGCCGGCCGAGGGCCAAATCAGTTACCTAAAAGACACAGACTTGATCGAGTATTTTGATGGTAGCGCCTGGCAAGCCCTCCCGACCGGTGACATCACCGCAGTAACGGCCGGAACGAACCTGTCAGGCGGCGGCAGCTCAGGTGACGTGACCGTCAACCTGGCTATTGACGCTGAGGTTGCCGCTGCGGATCAGATCATCTCGCGTCCGGTGTTCAAGGATTACGGCGAGACAGCGGTCACGAACGCCACGTCTGGCAGCACGGAAACACTTGACCTCGAATCAGGCAACGTGTTCGACCTGACCCTGAGCGCTAACTGCACGATCACCTTGTCGAACCCACCCGCCTCGGGCACGTCGGGTTCGTTCACGCTGATTCTGCGTCAGGACGGCACCGGGTCTCGGACTGTCACCTGGCCTGCCTCAGTTGATTGGGCTTCTGCTACCGCTCCAACACTCACGACGGATGCTTCAGCGGTTGACGTGCTCACCTTTATGACGGTTGACGGTGGGACGATCTGGTTGGGGTTCGTCGCCGGTCAGGCTCTCGGCTAATGCCGCTAGGTGCTGTAAAGGTCGGCCTGTTCGCAGCCGCCGGGGCGGCCGGTGGGATGGCTTCTGTCGCTGGCTATTTCGCTGGTGGCTATAACGGGGTAACGCTTGCAAGCGTCGAGCGCTACGCCTTCCCCGCGGAGACCACTTCGACGATCACGGCCCTGTCGTCGGCCAAAAGCGGTGTCGCTGGCATGGCCGACAGCACAGTCGCTGGCTACATAGCCGGGGGATCGTGGCCGCCGGTCACAACTGTGGATCGGTATGCGTTTCCCGCTGAGACTAGAACGACGATCACGGCGATGTCGGTTGGACGCTTGGGGGCGGGGGCTATGGCTGATTCTGGAACGGCAGGCTATTTCGGCGGGGGCCGCTCAAGTGCAACCTCGTATCTCTCGTCTGTGGATCGGTATGCGTTTCCCGCGGAGACCACTTCGACTATCACGGCCCTGTCGACGGGCCGTCGAAATCTGGCGGGGATGGCTGATTCTGGAACGGCAGGCTATTTCGGGGCTGGCTACAACGGGTCGTATCTCTCGTCTGTCGAGCGCTACGCCTTCCCCGCGGAGACCACTTCGACTATCACGGCCCTGTCTGTTGGACGGGGACGGACGCCAGGCGCTATGGCTGATTCTGGAACGGCAGGCTATTTCGGCGGGGGCTACACCGGTTCCATTGTCGCAACTGTGGACCGCTACGCCTTCCCCGCGGAGACCACTTCGACTATCACGGCCCTGTCGACGGCAACTATGTATCTGGCGGGGATGGCTGATTCTGGAACGGCAGGCTATTTCGGCGGGGGCTACACCGGTTCCTACGTCGCAACCGTCGAGCGCTACGCCTTCCCCGCGGAGACCACTTCGACGATCACGGCGATGTCGGTCAACCGCTATCAGTTGGCCGGGATGGCAGACTCGGGGACGCTGTAATGGACATTCGAGAGGCAATCGCAGAGATCCAGCAGCCCCGCTCCCGCTACCAGATAGTCCATTTCGTACTCGGCCAACACGACACACCCGAGATGCGGTTCTACCAGCTGTGCCAGGAGCTAATGGATACCGGGACCAAACTCAGAATGGCCGGTCTGGCAATACAAAAGGCCGAAATAGAGATCAGTCGCCTCCAAGAAACAGGCGACGAACTAGACGCTGTTGAAGCGGAAGAAAAGCAGGTCGGCCTGGAGCAAACTGTGATCGTCATGAAAGGTGCGGAACGTGAACTGGCCGTCATGCAAGACATCTTCAACGAGTGCCAGCATTACACCCGTGACGAAATAGAGCACGCCCAACCCGAATACTGGGAGAAGCGGCTAACAAGGCAGACGAACCTGCAACTGATGACAGGCAATGTCCAATGGGCGCAGTTGGACACGTTGCGTCAGGCAGGACTACTTGACGAACTCGTCGCTGAACGGGAACGGCAACTCTCCAACGGCCACAAGGAAATCACCGGATGAACTACCTGAAATGGAAACTGTCTGACGCTGGCGTGTCCGGTACCGGCCCCGAAGAAACGATTGCCGACCGTGGCGGCCTAGCCGAAGCCTCCTGGGCAGTAGATGGTGACGGCTACCGCATCGGCTACCTGACCCAGACAGCGAACCTCGACGACCTCGACACCTGGGACGTGACCGAAGTGACCGAAGCGCAGGCCCTCAGGTTCTGCAAGGCGATCTACGCGGAAGCGGAGGTGCTCCCCGACGGGCGCATCTCAGGGCCGCCACCACCAGACGATGACCCGGAGTGACGACCTCGAGCTCCTCGAGGGCTACCGCGATGACGGAGACGAGAACGTCGACCTCCTCGACCCGCTACTCGTCTGGCGACTCGCCTCGGCCTACCGGGCCAGCGAGCTGCTACGCAAGTACGTCACCATCGAGTCGGCTGTCCGAACCCGCACCGAGCAGGAATACCTGTACGACCGCTACAGGTTCCACAACGGCAACCTCGCCGCCAACCCGGAACGCCTCATCGGCAACGGCTCCGGCGGCACCTGGAACGGCTCGTACCATATGGAACAGCAGGGCACCGGCTTCGGCTACGCCGTCGACCTCACCCACCACGGCAAAGCGTCC